CGCCCTCGAAGGCCGACCAGCGACCAGGACGCCAGCCCTCGAAGCCGAACATGGTCTCCATGGGCGCGTCGAATAGATTGGTTCCCCTGGTGACGGTGTTGATGTTGAGTGTCGTGGCTCCGCCGTTGCCGGTTGCGGACGTGACCAGGTCCATCTCGGCTGCCAGGATGTTGGCGCCTGGTGGGATGTCGGGCGTCGGCATGATGAAACTGCCGTTGCCCTGGAGGCCGGCGAAGAAGTTGCCGCAGACGATTCGATTGCCGCCATTCCAGGTCGTGTTGGCGCCCTGGAACGGATGCGACCAGCAATTGAACTCCATCCGCGTGACCGGAAATTCCTGGGTGATTGGGACCGCTGCGACCATCAGGTCGGCACTGGAAGATCGTTAAGGTCGGTGCCGCTGTCGAGCTCGTTGGCCAGGGCCTCGATGGCAGCGACCGAATCGGTGTAGTCGGGATCGTAGTCAGACTGGATGATGTTCTCGTCCTCCAGGTAGGAGAATTGCCATTCGTAGACCAGGCGAGCCTCGATCTGATTCATGTTCGCCGGCCCGAAGTATTGACGCCATTGCGCCAGGTAGGCGTTGAAATTGGGCGTCGGATCGCCGGCACCCTGGGCGGCCACCAGGAACTCGCCGCCGTTCACCCAGCCATAGGTGATCCAGTCCTCGAAGTTGAAGGCTGCTTTCTCTGCCGGCGTGAATGGCGGGTTTGGCACCTACTCCTCCTCGCGCTCGCCCTGTTCCTCCTGGCGCTGGTCGCTGTAGATCGGCTCCGCGCTGACGATCTGGCCGTCGCCGTCGTACTTGAAGTCGATGCGATCCGGCTTCGGCTCGACGTTGAGGATTACCGCTGCTGCTGGTGCAGGAGCGGCCCCGCCGTTGGCTTGGCTTGTTGTCGAAGCGCTGGCGGGGCCCTCCTCTTTGGTACTGGTTGCGAGCTCGCCCAGGTCGCTCTTGACCTTGCGATCCACGAATCCTCGGACTCGTTTCAGGGCGTCGACGACGGCATTGGCAATCATCTCCTCGGTCGCTTCTTTGTGCGCTGACTCGTTGAGCTCGTGCTCCTCCATGGTCTGCTGAATGATGCCCTGGATGTCGGCCATCATGTCGCCATTCTCCTGGCCGCCCTGGAGCGTTTGCATCTCGGCCTGGGCCTTGGCCATTGCTGCCTCGGCGGTTGCGACCTTGGCCTCGGCTTGCTTCTTGTCGGCGTCGGCTGTTGCCATGGTGGCCTCGGACTTGGCGAGCTCGGCCTGGTGGCCGGCTTCGTCGATCTCCTGCTGCTTCTGCATCAGGATCATTTCGGGTGTCGGTTCCGGTTCCCAGGGCTCGCCGTCCTTCATCAGTTCCTCGGTTTCCGGGTCCATGGTCACGCCGGCTGGAAGATCGGCCATCTTCTCCTCCTCGGACTTGAGCTCGTCGGGCAACATCTTGCGGAGTACCTGGCTCACTTCTTCCGATCCAGGCACGCCCAGGTTGCGGACGATCAGGTGGACGATGTTCGCTGCCATCTCGGGGCCCAGGACCTTGAGTAGTTCCATTTGTAGGTCTGCGGCTTCCTGGCGCTGCGTGGCGTAGCTCGGGCCGGTCTCCAGGACCACGTCGTACTTGCCGTAGGCGATGTCGGAGATCAGGAACGTCTCGCCGCTCTCCTCGTCGATGGCGGTCTGGTTGATCTCGACAAAATCCTCGGTGTCGTCGGCCTTGCGAATGCGGATCACTCGTTGCGTGTCGTACAGCTGCGGGATCGCCTCGACGATCAGGCGGCCCATTTGCTCCATGGCTCTGCCCAGGTTGTCCGGGAATTGGAACGTCGAGGTTGCGCCGGCGTTCTGCCTGGCAATGATCGCCTTGCCGGACTTCTCGTTCGATTCACGGCCCAGGCTGGCGTCGTGCAGTCCGATGATGGTCTGCATGTCGATGCCGTCCTGGATCGCGTTCTGGAGCTCGGCCGCTGCCGGGTTCGCATTGAATTGCCTGGCCGGCGGTGCCACGCCGTCGACGTGGTTGTAGAGCATGTAGGGGATGTTCCTGGTGTTCGCGTTCTCGTAGAGCTCCTCGTGGCCGGCGATCTGCCTTTCGGTCGCCATGTACGGCGCCCTGGGTGCCAGGGCCACGGTCTCGGCCGCGGCGGTGCGCCAGTAGTTGTAGCTCTTTTGCGCGTCCTTCGCCTGGCGGATCGCAGACTCGTAGATCGTGCGGCCGTCGACCAGGCGCTCCTCGCCAAGTACCGGGAACACGGGGATCGAGGAGAACGGTAGGTCGATTGGTCCCTCCAGGTTGGTGCTGGCGGTCATTTTGCGCCAGGACACGACCGGGCGTTTGACCTTCTTGCGCATCTCCTGGCCGGCGGCATCCTTCAAGATGTGGACGCCGGTATTCTCCTTGAGCTCGTCGAGCACGGCCTCGACCATGCTATTCCAGACGGTCTTGCCATTGGAGAGCATCAGGACCTCGTCGTCGCGGTACTCGATGCGCATGTATTGGGCCACGCGGACACTGTCGCCGTCGTACCAGCCCTCGAACGTCGAGCCCATCATGGCGCCGGCAAACTCGTCCGGGCTCACGTCAGGCCATTTATGCTCGAACGTGGATCGCCGCATGTTGGAGAAGATGAAACAGTCCTGGGCGTCTCGGAAGTCGATCTCCTGGGCGTCCGGGTCCAGGTAGACCGTGTAGCTGTTCTTGACCCTGTTGATTCGGAGCTCCTGGACGAAAGGATCTATTTTGCTCCAGATGTTCATTAGCGTGAAATATCCGAAGCCATGGTCGACCGCGTGCTGGACGGCGGTGTCGTATGCCTGGTCGGCCCTGGACACTGACTCGATGTTGCGGATCAGGCCGGAGTAGATGTCTGCCAGGCTGTAGTCCTGGGTGCCGGCGGTATTCTTTATCCTGGGATCGGCGCCCTTGTTCGATTCGACGGGCGTCACTTTGACCTGGGGCCGCTCCTGGCGAATCTTGTTTGTGATCTGCCTGGTGAACGACGGCAAGAGGTTGTACGTCAACACGGGCCGGCGATCCTCCTCGCGTTCGCGTCTCACTTCGTCAGGCCATTGCCAGCCGGCCACGAAGCGGTCGTCCTCCAGGGCCTCGTTGTGAATCTCTGACCAAAACGTCTGGTGAACCATGAAGCGGTTGCGGATGCGCAGGAATACGTCGTCGTCCTCGCCTACGCTGCCGCCGATCTGGTTCTCGGATGTCAGGACCAGGACATCGTCCGGCACCTGGTTCGGTTCTGTTGCTGGTGATTTGACGCCCATCAGTTTCTCCTTACCACTCGCCGCGGCTCGTATGTTTGTTGGTCTGTATCGGCCTGGTTTGGAACGCCCCGTCGGTGTTCAACAAGTAGCGCATGTCGTCCATCAGATGGTCATTTTGCTTGACGATCTTGCCCTTCACGTCGCGCCGGTACAAGCGGAGCTCCTTCTGCGTGTAGACCAGGGAACGAAATATCTTTAGCTGGCCGGCTTGCATCAGCACCAGGACGCGACGTAGGCCGGCGTGGACCGCGTTGTTCGCCTTCTGGAGCACCAGGCCCAGGTCCTCGTATTCGTCCTTGAGCTTGGTGCCGTCGCGCATGTTGCTGACGTTGTCGCCGGCAGGGTCAATGCAGCCGACCAGCTTCGGCCAGGGCAGCATCGCCTTGATGCCCCTGGCGTGTTCGATTGGCTTGTCCTGCTGACCGTAGAACTCCGCCACCAGGTAATACTGATCGGTGTCGGGGTTGCGAGCTCCCAGGAGCGCGGCCGTATAGTTCCAGCCTGGATCGAGCGCATAGCCAAACTCCCAATGATCTGGCACGCGAAAGGGATCGCATAGCAGCTGATCTTCCTGGACGGGATAGATTGCGCCGGCACCGAGAGACGGCCGGCCTGTTTGCCTGGCGAGTCGCTCGTGCGGCAGCATGTCCTTGAACAGCTCCTCGCGCTCCTCCTTGGAAATAACCGGCGGATTCAGGTGCGGGACATCGTCATGGCCGATCATGTCGATGTACTTGGACATCAGTTGAGAACGATTGCCGGCACGACCAGGCGCAAGCCCCAAATGACGAGATCGTCCTGGTCCGGGTCAAACGTCATGGATCGCAGCAAGTCCAGGGAGCCGTTGCGAACGACCGACAGCCGGTAGGTCGCGGCGTAGTCCAGGAGGATTCGCTTGTCCGGGCCGTCAGCCATGCTTTGTGACATCGAATGGAGGGAGGCTGCCATCGCGGTAAGAATCTCCTGGGCCTCGATCTCCGTCGTCACCAGATACTCGGTTTGCTCGGGCCTCTCCAGTGATATTAGTTCTAACCGCTCCAGGATGTTGGGAGCGCTTGACCCTTTCCGTGAGACATCGGTCGCAGAATCCGTCATTGAACATTACCTCCGCACGTTGCAGGAGCTCGCGGCAGTCGAAGCATTTGCGGCGATGCCATCGTCTCCTGGTCATAGAAATTCTGATCCTTCGAGCAGCGACATCACCGTCTCCGACATGCCCTCGACTGGCGTGAACGTGGAGAGGATACACCCGCGGGTTGTCAGGATGCGCATTTTGCATTCGTCGTAGATCGGCTTGGGTGGCTCCTCGTCCAGCCAGATGAAGTCGACGCCCTCGGCCTCGAACGACGTGCGGCCCTCCTCGTAGCTCTTAAACGTGCAGATGTTTTCGTAGCCGGCAATGTGATTGACGACTACCTGGTCGACGGCATCGGCCACGCCGGATCGCCTGGTCAATCGTCCCAGGCGCGCAGCTGGGACCAGGCCGCCATCAGCCTGGGTGAATCCCTTGCGCTGGTGCAGCGTGCCCAGGAGAAACTTTTGATTCACGTCGCGGACCTTCGAGGCCTTGGTGCCGGCAGCCCAGGTCAGGATCGGAGCGCCGTAGCGTTTGCCCGTCCACCAGGGCGGATAGAGTCCGGTCAGGTGCAGCGCCATCTCGTAGCCGCCAATCGACAATGTCTTGCCGATCCGGTTGCCGCCCAGGGCACATCTCTCCTGGTGAACAGCGCCGGCAGCCAGCATTGCCTGGTGCTTCGGGTAGAGCTCACGTCGCAAGGGTCCGGCGTCTGGATACAGCTGCGCCAGCTTGTCCTTTTCAGTGCGTCGTCGGAGCTCCTGGAGCACCAGGTACGTCGCCGTCGATGGCTCCATCTCCAGCAATGAGTCGCACGAGATCAATTCCGCCTTTCTCCGCTATTTCGTGTAGAAGTCGCACGAGCTCCTGGTCGGACACGTCCTCGATGGTGCTGACGTGCTCGATCCGTTCGGTCCACATCTTGAGGTATTTGCCGTGGAGCTCTGCGCACTTGGCGGCCGATGCGTACTGCCGGTCGTCCAAGGCCTTGTCACCGATCACCTGGACGCGACGTAGTACGGCCTCGACCGTTACGTCCGCACCCGAGAGCGCTTTCTCCAGGCGTTTGTCGATGGTTTCCCGAATACCAGGTTTTGCCAAGTTCTCCGCGCCTACGACGCCCAGCTGGTGATCGTTGCCCTTGTAGCCGGCACGTCGGGCCGCTTCGGTCGCGTTCATGTTGACCAGGGCGGAGCAGTACCAGTGGACAAAGGCGGCCTGTTTGCCGGTCAATGGCCGCTTGCGGGGCTTTCGGGGTTTCATCGCTTTTTGGGTCACGGGCGCGAGTTTACGCCTCGATTGGCGAAAACGTCCAATTGAGAGCGCCCTGGGCGCGACAAGTCGAGGAGGTCCTGGCCGTGCTATGGCCGAATTACGTGCGAACGAGCTCGACCAGGTAGCCCTGGGAATTGATTACGAACAGACGATTGCAGATGAATTTCATTGTGATCGGCTCCTGGATCGCGTTGCCCAGGTGCCGGTCAAGGCGCTGGGTTCAGCACATACCGTTAGGAAACGGATTTTTGTTCGAGACTTTGCCCATGGTGCCTACGCTACCAGGAGCTCCGCCGGCCGAGGCCTTGTGCAGCTTGGTAGACGCGCCCTGGTTCGAGCCTCCGCCCTTTGGCGCTTTTGGTGCAGCGCTTTTGTGCCCTTTTGATGGGTCCATCGTTTTCTCCTTGCAAGAGTTGTTGGACGTGCAGGGCGGAGACTACCGCTTTCAACCGTCGCCGTCGACTCCGCACAGTTCACAGTAGCGTCGGTCGCGCTCGCCGTCCTGGGCCCAAATATGCGAACACGTCTCCTGGTGGTCCTTGTCGGAGATCGCCATGACCAGCTGCTCGGCGGTCGTCATGTCCATGATCATGCGCTCGCGGACATCGAGGGGCCGGTGGTGAATCTCGAAGTCTCCGACGGGCAACCAGACCGTGCGGCCGTCGGGATAGTAAACGTCGTATCCGTTGCGTCCGTTAGCGTCCAGGCAAGCCTCTGCCTGGACGATATACGACTGGACGTAAATTCTCACAATGCCTCCAGGCCATTTGTCGCGTCGAGTATTGATTCCAAACTCCGTTGGAGCTCTGCCAGGTTCCTCTCAATCGTCGGCAATTCCGGCAGCGACTCCATCGGCGCGTCCGTCTTTGTGCTGCTGAGTATCGCCGGCGCATTGCCCTGGTGCAATCGTCCCAGGAGATCGTGCAGCCGGGCCGCGCAATTGCCGGCCATTTGCTTCGCCTGTTCGGATTGGTTGATCAGGTGCTCTATCGGTCGTCCTGGGCGGCTCTCCGCCACGTCTTGTCCGTGCATGTTGTTCTCCTGGTTCAGACTTCTTCGATGGTTACGCCCATGGCTGCTACCAGGGCGCGCTTGATTTTGTAGACTTCCGTGCGGTGGCCCTTTACGTCCTCCAGGACCCATTCGTGGCGCTCGCGGTCGAAATACTTGAAGTCCGCGACGTAGAACATCTGCCGGCGGCCGGTCTTGATAAAATACTTGATGGCCACGCCTTTGATGATGATGGGGATTCGCGGCTGGAGCTCCAGGCAGTCGATCAGCTTGGCCTTTCGCAGCAGCAGCAGCGCGCAGTATCGGTGCATCTCCTTTTTCGAGTCGAACTTGGTGCCGTCCGGGTGGATGGCCTTGGCCACGCCGTAGCGGTCCTGGCCGGATGCGCGTCGTCGTCTCATGCGAACAGACTACTCTGCTCGGGCTCGCGCCTGGCGAGTCGGTACAGGTGGCACGGACGATTCCAGGAGCTCAATTGTTGCTCGTCGAGTTTCTCCAGGAGCCCGGCCTGTTCGAGATTGGTCAGGGCTCGGCCCCAGGATTGCCTGGGCGCGTTCGGCAGCACGTAGCGGCCGATGTCCTCCGCGTGATATTTGAGATTCGGAAATAGCCTGGCGAACTCCAGCACGCGATCCTCCTGGTGCTCGGCCGCCAGCTGGTACTCGACCAGCCGGAGACCGCTTACGTGCGTGGTGTTGAAGTACGTCATTTGCGCTTGCCGCAGCGCACGCAGATGTCGACGTAGTCGCCAGGCTGCCCTGGACGGTTGGCCCAATACATTCCCCAATCGTGACCCAGGAAGAAACAGATAATCCGCTTCCAGGGGCGCATGTATTCCCGCCTGGGCCGGATCATTTGCGAGCGCTCATAATGTCCTCGGACACCACGCGGATGCCTGGGATGTTGGTCTCGCCCTTGAGCGCTCGCACGACGCCACCGACGGCGGTGCCATTGAGCATCAAGTATTCCCTGGGCACTTTCGCCAGGTCGACGACCTCGTAGCTCCATTTCTTCCTGGTGCTTATACCCTTGACCTTTGGTGCCGTCGCCACGGGTGCTGTCGTGACGGTTTCGGCGCGGGTTTCGAGTGTCTCTGCTCGGGCGGTGCGTTCTCGCTCGGCGGCCTCGGATGCCAGTCGCTCCTGGTGGAGTCGTTCCTGTTCGTCGTCGCGCCTCTTTTGCGCGGCTTGCTCTTGTTCCTCTGCACGTCGTTGATCCTCCTCGGTCTTGGCGGCCGCCCGTTCCTCGGCCAGCCTGGCGGCTTCTTCTGCTGCGCGTTCGTCCTCTTTGCGCTGGAGCTCGGCCAGGCGGTCGCGCTCCTTCTTGGCGGCGGCCTCGTCGGCTGCCTTGGCTTCTTCACGGAGACGCCTTGCCTCCCGCTCCTGGCGCTGGCGCTCGATGCGCGCTGCCTCGTCTGCGATACGCTTTTGCTCGGTCGAGTAGCCGGTCAGGGCTCGTTTGACGTGAATCTCGGCATCGTCCAGG